AGAGTTGCGCAGAATGAGTTTGCGAAAGAGCTTTTCCAGCTAGGGGTATTCAATCCGCAGCTTGCGGATCAGACGCTAGGCATGCTTAAGATGATGGACTTTGACCAAAAGGAAGAGATTATTCAGACTGTTTCACAGAATCAAACGCTTTTACAGGAGAATTTGCAGATGAAGCAATTACTGCAAGGCTTGGGCGGTATCGTAGCGGAGACAACGAGAGACACCCGTATAGCGGAGATGTTCCCGCAGGAAGACGCGCAGGCAGTACCGGGGAGAGTCGAAGACAGCGGAAGCGTGGAAGTAAATCAGCTTGGAGAAGCAAAGCGAAGCACAGGAACTTCACAGGCTGACAAGGCACGAGAAGAAGCAAGAGAGAGGGCGAGCGTATGATAGAGATTCGATTTAAGGAAAGCCCGCAGGAAATAAAGCTATCCGCAAGCGGACACGCACAGAGAGAAGAAGATGGCACGGCATACGCCTGTAGTAAGGTTTCTATCCTTACGCAGGCTTTGGCGCTTTCTGTCCTCGACCTCTCTGAGAAGAAGGGAAGAAGCGGGGTAGACTATACAGCCTATCACGGAGAGTTTTCTCTTTTAGTGGATTTACAGGCGTTCCCACCTGAAGAAAGAGAGCAGTTAAAAGCTTACTTTACTCTCTGCATGGGGGGCTTAGAGATAGTCAAACAGCAATTTGAAAAAAGTGTTTTTATTGCGTGGGAATAAAGAATATTTGTTTGGTAAAAGAAGAGTATAGACGCAAGGGAAAGACCTTAGATAACGGCACACTCACCGAATGAGCAGAAAGGAAGACTATGTATAAATTGTATTTAAGCCCTTTACAGTTTGACGACGGAGAAGGCACAGGAGAAGCACAGGGAACAGAAACACAGGGGACAGTTGGAGAGGTGCAAGAAGCATCGGAAGAGAAGGAAAGCCCGGAAGGAGAGCCAAAAAAGAAGGCAGACCTCAAGGCACTCCTCAAAGAAGATGCAGAACTCAAAGCGCAGTATGACAAAGCCGTACAAAGTCAAATTACAAGACGCTTTAAGGATGTAGACGCTTTAAGAGAAAAAAGCGTTGCACTTGATAACCTCACCAATTTAGTTCGGAGCGCATTCCCCGATGCACCGCAGGACGGAGACCCGAATAGCCTTTTTACTTACTTGCAAGGAAAATCGGATTTATTCGCAGAGGCTGCAAGCCAAGCGGGCATGACAGTAGAAGCCTATCGCAGAATGCAGGAAATGGAAGCAAAGAACCGCGCGCTCCTTGGAGAGCAGAGAGCCATGCAGGAAGAAGCGAGACGGCAAGAACTCTATGCGAAGTGGGATAGTGAAATCCCAGAAGTGAAAGCGATCTATCCGGATTTTGACGAGCAGGAAGAGATGACAAACGAGGAAACGGGAGAACGTTTTACTACGTTGCTTTCGCAAGGGTGGACAATGCGACAGGCGTATGAAGCTATCCACATGCACGAGATTATGGATAAGACAGCGCAAGCGGTAAAGAAGCAAACCGCAATGGACACAGCAAAGCAGATTAAGACAGGGCAAGGCGATGTAAAAGAATCTGCTACAGGAAAGACCGCTCTGTCACCCGTAGGAAGTGACCTCGGGAAAATGAGTAATAAGGAAATTGAAGACATTGTAAGACGTGTATCGGGGGGCGAAATAGTTGTCCTCTGACACGCAGAAAGAGGAGAAGATGAGAAAAACATTGAATGATGAAGTAGTAAAGAATCTGTATCTTGAGGTATTGCAGTTCCAAGATCCGACACCGCTTAACCTTACCACCAGCACGGCATCCGATAACGATTTGAGTTCTTCCAACAATAAGGTGTTCTATGACAAGAACCTTATTCGTTTGGTTGGACCGTCCCTTATTCATGACCAGTTCGGTAAGAAGGTAAACATTCCTAAGAACCACGGTAAGACGATGGAGTTTAGAGGGTTTGAGCCGCTTGCAAAGGCGCTGAATCCTTTAACCGAGGGACAGACACCGACAGGAAAGAAGCTTGACATGTTCACAGTTACTACTGCACTTAAGCAGTACGGTGATTATGTAGCGCTTTCCGACCTTCTCGAAATGACCGCAATTGATAACCATGTTCTGGAAGCACAGGAGAAATTAGGCGACCAAGCAGGAAGAACACTTGATACCGTGACGCGCGAAGTTATCAATGCCGGAACTAACGTTCAGTACGCAGAAGGACAGGTTTCTTCCCGTGTTGCATTGACTTCTGCAATGACCTTGACACCGAAGGCTATCGCAATGGCGGTAAGAACATTGAAGAAGAGAAACGCTCCTAGAATTAACGGGAAGTACATCGGTATCATTTCGCAGGACGTCGCTTTCGACCTTCAGCAGAATCCCGATTACAAAGACTTGTTCCGTTATACGGATAATTCCACTTTCAAGAACGGCTATTTGTTTGACCTGTCGGGCGTAGAGTTCTACGAGACATCCGAAGCGAAGAAGTGGATTAATGCGGGAGCAGGATCCATTGATGTGTACTCTTCCTTGATTCTTGGAAAAGACGCATTCGCAGTAACGGCGTTAGAGGGCGAGGGCTTGGAGACAATCGTAAAGCAGCTAGGATCTTCCGGTGCGTCTGATCCGCTGAACCAGCGAGCAACGGTAGGTTGGAAGGCTCTTAAGGCGGTAGCAATCCTTACAAACCAGTACATGGTTCGTATCGAGACAGGATCCTTCTATAACGAGCATGAAGCAAACTAAGGGGGTAATATATGGCTAAGACAGAAACAGTAAATACAGAAACAGTAAATACAGAAACAGTAAATACAGAAACAGTAAATACAGAAGCAGTAAATACAGAAGCGGTAGAGACGGCAAAGACGGAGACGGTATTTCTTCCGTACGATGATACACATAAGCGACCGCTGTTTGTTTGTGTGAACGGGCGTTCTATGAGAGTGGAGCGCGGTAAGCAGGTTGAGATTCCCGCCGAATTTGCCGAAGTGGTAAACAATGCGATTAAGCAGGAAACCGAAGCAGTAAAGTATTCCGATATGATGGAGTATAAAGCAGACTAAGGGTCGCTTTGGGGCGGTGGGGCAAACCATCGCTCCTTTTTATTTACCATGAAAGGGGTTTATGTATGATTAAAGTAAGAAGTAAGACGCTGTTTATTCCGGCAGAGGAGCAGAGCATCGGAGCGGTAGGCGAAGCGGATTCCACGGTAAGGGAGTTCCACATCGATAGAGTGTCGGGAGACGGGGTAGACCTTGCAAATCTCTTGTTTAAGCTAAACATCCGCTATGCAGGAGTGCGGGAGATTGACCGAAGCGACCTTGAAAAGGTGGTGACGGATAATGCTATTATTCTTAGATGGCTTATTTCGTCTGTAACATTAAGAAATGCTGGAACGGCGTTCCTACAACTTGACGCATTCGATGAGACAGGATCATGTCGCTGGAAGTCTTACCCGGGCGCAGTTTACATTGAAAAGTCCATCGGCACGGAAGACGTACCGAAGAGTAGTCTTTCAGAGTTAGAACAGCTTGAAAAGAAATTCTCTAAGTTGGACGCGCAGGAGCAGGAAAGAAAGACCGCAGAGGAGAAGAGAGTCACCGCAGAAGGAAAGAGAGAAGAAGCCGAAACGAGGCGTAATACATCGCTTTCCAATATCGTAGCCGAAGAGGCGAAGATTGTTGCGCTTTCCAATGAGACAAAAGGATATAGAGATAGCGTAGCAAGTGACAAGGCGCAGGTTTCGGAACTGAAACAAAATGCGGATGCCATGAAGGTGGCAATGGAGCAGAAGATTACAACGGCAACAACGGATTTCAACGAGAAGCTTTCCAGTGTGAATAGCTTAACAGTAGAGGTCCGGGAAAAGACAAACACAGTTGTGAGCCTTACGGCAGAAGTAAAGGAAAAAGCAAATGCCGTGTCCAGCGCAACAGAAGAGGTAAAAGGAATTCGTACGGCATTGAACAGCGTGAAGAGCGATACACAGACCATTGCAGACAGAGCGAGAACAGATATTCAGGGATCTGTTGCATCGGCTACGGACTCGATGAACAAGGCGAAGGCATCCGCAGACAGTGCGAAGGATTCCGAAACAAAGACTCTTGAAGCTTTGAAGAAGGCGCAGGAAGGCGGGAAAGTTGCAGGCGTCACATCTGATGAAATGCATAGCTATGTAGATAGTGCGGTGGCAAACATCCATAGCGGACTAACAGCGGAAGAAGTAAAACAGAGTGCGAAAGCCGTAATTCAGGAAAACACATTGCAGGTCGATGAGACTTATAGAAAAACAATCGAGAATCAAATTTTCAAAGGCGATGGCACGTGGAACATTCCTGAAAACAAACTGCTTACTACGGAAGCCATCAGGGGAGTGAACGAACAAGTAGCAATATATCTTGGTGAGCAGAGAAGAAAGCAAGAAACACCGTATAGAGATATTGTTGATTTGTATGATATGCAAGGCGCCAGTACGTTAGATGTGATTAAAGAAATTAAGAGACGAATCAAAAAAAATAGTTACGGGGATATTCGGCTGGGAGATTACATTGATATTCAATTCAACGGGAAAAAATATCCTATGCGTTTTGAAGTCGTCGGAATTGACTGTATGTATGAACTGGATAAAAACGCTATGGCTCCAGGGAATATGTTTAGTGCGCCAAAACATATAGATTTTTGCTGTCTAAATACAGGTATTATATTAAATTTACCGGCTGAAAGTTATATCCCATATAGAGAAGTCAAGGATCAGTACGCAGGGGTATTCAATTTGATTCATTCTGAAGTGTACATGGATATCATTAATAAGAATACTGAACTTATAGGGCAATTTCATCAAACTCCATTATCTAGTGTACTTGGAAAATATTATCTTGATGCGTACTTATGGATGCCGACAGCT